TCCCAATCGGTACAGCGAAGTATCCTCGCCAGCCGCGCCTGAGTGAGCGCATAGTCTGCGCTTAAGCCTTCCTTAGAATAGGCAGCGGTTACAGCCTGCCAACTTGGTCGTGAACCTAAGATCTTGGCGGCAGTCTTTGGCCCTACCTTTGGACAGCCGCCATAGCCATCAACAGTATCGCCAGTGAGACATTGGGTAAGAAAGAAACGATCAGCATCGACTATACCTATCTCTAAACGCTCCTTAGATTGTGGCCTAAATAGCTTGCAAGGTACTGATTTCATGTCTTTATCGTCTGATACAACGATTGCCTTAGTACCTGGAATACTGCCCATAATGCCCATGCAATCATCGGCCTCTAAGGTATCAACACAAATGCTGTCGTACTCTTCCATGGCCCAATCAACCAGCGCCCTGTAGCCCACTGGTTTGCGTGTCTTGCTGCGAGATGCTTTATAGCTTTCTTCAACACCACGGCGAAAGTTGCTGGAGCCACTAAAGGTAACGACAACCTCATCACACAGTAGTTCTTCTTTGAAACCAGCAACCATGTTGATAAATATATCTCTGGCTTGCCTAAGATCAGTGGAAAGCGACCAAATATCATCGCCCCAATCTACTTCATACTCGGCGCTGACAGCGGCACGATACATATATAAATCGCCATCAAGCAATATTGTCGGGGTCGTGAAGGATTTTCTCAAGGACATCGTCTACCTCTTTCTTTACTTCCATACCGACTTCTGTGATGAGCCACTTTCGGCCCCAAGTGTCGGTTTCAATTTTATTGGTTATGAAGCCCTCAGACGCGCAAATGGCTACCTGTAGAGCGCCTTCTCTTGCGAAGTCTGACTTCACGGTGAACGGGTTTCGCCAAGCGCGGTCGAGAGTAATATAGAGAGCTATTAGGTTCTCTAAGTATTCATCGACTATTGAGCTAGTGCGTTTCAGCCCAAGATTTTCCCACGGAATATTCTGCGGCACAGGGGATTTTAATTCCGAGAGCGCGGCCTGCTTCTTGCGCCATTCGCTTAGATATATCACCGACATCTTTGGCTATCTCCTCAGTTCGGCAAGCAATTTGAATCTCATCGTGAATCCAACCGAGAATAAAAGAATTGCTGTCACCGTGTTTCTGTTTGATCTGGTCATAGGTAAGCTGGACCCATTTGGCCGAGATGATGGCCCCGCACGATTGAAGTAGTTGCGAGAGGCTGCGATGCTCGGAGCGAATGGTCAGCTTTCGACCATCGATGGCTATGATATAGCCGCGCTTAAACGCTTGCTTTAGGTTTGCCTTAAGAGTGGCAAAAGCAGGCACGGCCTGATCAAAGTCAGATTTGAGTTTCTTACCGAGCGCTGGGCTACCGCCTGCAACTGCACCGACCAGCCGATCACCACCGCCATACGTCATGCTGTAAATTAGCGTCTTGGCGGTATTACGATCAGTCTTAAAAGCTTCAGCATTGTAGCTGTGTATATCGCCTTCAAGGATCTGCTTTGCGTACTCGCCCCTGTCGTATGGGAAAAGGTAATGCGATAGACATCTTAATTCTATTCCAGACAGATCCGCGCCTGTAACAAACCAGCCTTTAGGAGCCGTAAACAACTCGCGACACTCTTGGCCATATGGATTACCTACTCGCGGCACTTGCTGTAAATTAGGCGCAACGCTCGATGCCCGACTTGACACAGTGTTGTTCGGTATGAGCCTGTGACGCAGCTTGCCATCGCTTGAGACTTTCTTAAGCCACGCAGCATTGCCTTCGGCTAGTTGGCCGATGCGCTTCTGGATCGTAAAGAACTCAGCCAAGCGCTTGGCTTCTGGGTATGCAAGCTTACCGAGGATTGTCTCATCGATCTTCGCAGCGCCAGACGCAGTGAACTCTTTTGGCTTCCACTGGTACTTATCGACTAAGCACTTGTGTATGTGTGGCCGTGAAGCTGGGTTAAAGTGCACAAGCTTTTCTTTGACAAACAACTCGCCAGCTGTGTAGCCGAGGGTCTTGTTGTCACGCTTGGGGTAAAAGTCTTCGCTGACTGTCCAAGGCTCGAAAAGCTCTTTTAGATCCTCTTCGATACTGTGGCGCTTTTGGGCCAACACAGCGTAAAGGGCAGTTGCTTTCTTTTCGTCAAACGTCCAGCCGTTGCTGCCTATTTCATCACAGATCCACGCCATGCGATGCTCATGTGCAATAGCACCTGGATTTGGCTCCTGTTTGACAAAGTGCTTATATAGAGTGGCTGTCGTTGACGTATCTTGGACACAGTACGACATCATAACGTCTGAGAAAGCATCCCAGCCGCCATCATAGTCATCTTTGAAATCGCCAAGGCGCAAGCCCCATGCTTTTAAACTGTGGCTACCCCACAGACGCTTTGGAAAACGCTCTTGTGTAAAGTTACGCTCGGCATCATCGTTGAATAAGTCACCACGAACCAAGCGTGACAATATAAGTGTATCAGTAACTATGGCAGACGTTGACCACTCTGGGTAAACTATCTGTAGGGCAGGGATGTCATACCCGATGATGTTGTGTCCGATGATTTCATCAGCGCCGGAAAGTAAGTCGAGGGCGCTTTGAATGTCATCTGGTCCAAACTCTCGGACTTCATCAGTATCAATGTTTCTACACACAATGCACCACACAGTGTGAATGGTATCCAGAAGGCCGTTGCTCTCAAGATCCCACACCCATCGGCCACCCGTCACCTCTTGTCTCCAGAGCCTTTAAGGACGTTACGGGCCTTCCGTTCTTCGAGTTTCCACAGGTTCATTACTGCTACATCATTCAGCGAGTAATCGATGTCGCGGGACAGCGCAGCCACGTACCAAAGCACATCACCAAGCTCATATGCAATACTCTCGCGCTGGGCTTCGGTAAGCCTCTTCTTGCCGTCAAACCGCACATCATTATCGCGTATCATCTTCTTGATCTTGCCCAATACTTCGCCAGCCTCAGAAGCCAAGCCCAGCGCTGGGTAGATAACAGGAAACTTATAGATCGCTGTTGATGCAGTGTCGGCTTGGTATTCATTCATCGTAAAAGTCAGTGGTTCTGTAATCTTGCCCATGGCAGATCTCCTAGTTTTCAGTTGTTAAAATGGAATGCTGTCGGAAACAGTGGTCAGTCGGCCTGTCTTATGGACGTACTGAAGAGTGTCGGCTGGACCGACTAAGCCACAAAAGCGGTTCTTAAGAACTACTAGCTCTCTTGCCCCGCTTGTTGTGTCATCAGATGGTACTTGTAGACCTATGCAACCGTCTGCCAGTTGCGCTATTGAGTGCGAACCGCGAAGCTGCGACAACGAAACTCTCTCGCCGCCTTCGTGGCCTTTGTCCCCGCTTGGTCTTCTTAAGTGGGACACAAGTATAAGCGCTAAGTCCAACTCTGTGCACAACACCCGTAGCGTGTGCATTATGCCATCGATCAGGACGCGCTCATTGCCATCACTGGTTCCAGCGTAAGAGCTTATCAAGATACTTACGTGATCTAATATCACTACGTCACAGCCTAGACCGTGCTTCATGTACCTGATGCGGTTACAGATGAGATCTAAGTCTACGTTGCCTTTGCTATCGAAAAGGTAGAATGGCCCAGACTTCATTAGATCATCGAAGTTCTCTGTAATTTCTTCCGGCGTAGTGGCCTCAAGATCAATGGTGATGTTCTTGTTCATGTGGATACCCACAAGCCCTTGGGCCGTGCGCTTTACGCTCTCTTCGAGCATAAGCATTCCAACAGAAAAACCGCCTTGCTGTAGCGAGTAGGCAAACTCTCGGACCAGTGTTGACTTACCGACACCAGAGCCAGCGGCTATTGTAATCAGCCCCTGCCTTATCCCTTTGAGCATTTCGTTAAGCTTTGGGTATGGGTATTTCATCGGACTTTCGGCGTCCTGTACCCCAACACTCTCCCGAAGGTCGGTCATGCTGACGATGCCATCAGGTCGGTACTCAGATGCTTGAAATATTGCATCTACTACAGTTGCAGCCTCTCCAGCCAACAAGCATTCATTTGGGTCTTTGTGTGGCAGCACTGCAATTTTAACTTTACCAGTTGGGAGAACTTCAGCGCAGGCAATCGCCGCCGCTTGTCCAGCCTCATCTTGGTCAAACATCAGTATAATTTCAGCGAAGTTATTGAGATAATCGATGTGCTTCAGTAAATGCTTCTTGGCACTCTGCGCTCCATGTGGCACGCCAACTGTAGCAAACTTGTTGTTCTGGATCTGCGAGACAGTCATTGTGTCTATTTCGCCTTCGCATACAACTATCTTCTTTCCGGCGCTCCAGATGTGCATTCCAAAGAGGCCCATTTGCTCTTTGTCTCCAACCACAGAAAACTGCTTGTCTGCGGTTCGGATCTTCTGCGCCACAGGTCGGCCCTGTAGATCCTTGTAAGTTGCGACTTGCACATACTCATCGCCGCGCTGGGCTACCATATAGCCAAACTTGCGACAGGTTTTCTCGGTAATCTGCCGAGCGCGAAGATCTACATAATCGCCTTCCAACAGTGGTGTAATCGGGCGACTTGGTTTCTTCACGGCTGGGCGTCTTGCCTCAAAACCATCAGGATGTGTGTAAGTTTCGCAGCCGAAGCACCAGTGACTACCATCGGTGTAAAGGCTGTTTGCATCACTTGATCCGCACGCCGCGCACGGGCCATGAGACACGAATTCAGCGCCATCGCGCTCTTCGAGTAATTCCATTGTTTTTCCTTTGAATTGACAGGTCGTGAAAAAGGGCCAACCTTTCGGTCAGCCCTTTGGGATCACTTTAGTTTACACTCAGCTACCCACGCTTTTGGTATATACTTATGTGCATACATGAAGCCGTGTTTTTCACAGTAGTCAGCGTAAGAAGTCTTTGAGCCTTTATAAAGCTTGGCTCTGGCGTTAGAAAACAGGAACCTAATGTCAATGTTTGGGTGTTGTTCTCTAATCAGGAGATGTTTAGCGCGGTCTTGAACTGCCCATATACCTTTGGTTTCTAAATACCAGAACCCACCTGGTTTTGGCAGTTTAAAATCTGGCGTATATTTAGACTGTCTCTCTGGTATCTTGTAACTTATCTTGTCCACTTCATACTGGAAGGGGATGCACTCATAGTTGAGAAAGTCACTTATGGTTTGCTCTAATCCTGACCTGTAGCCATTGGCTATTCCGCGATAAAAGCTCTTGCCTTTACTTCTAAAAGTCAAACTTTACGCCATCATCGCCAACTGGCGGCATTGTGGCATTACCGTTAGCAGCATGGAGATCTTCCCTGACATAAGTGCCACCTTCGACAGCATCAAACTGAACACTTCCACCGCCAAATTCCACGACATCAACGATCTGAACGCCATCCATGAGTAATCCCACGCCTTTGTTCTTGTTGACCTCATACACGTTTATTATGCCGCTTATGATCAACGTAGAGCCAGCACCAATTTTAGGTAAACTTGATGGCGCGATTACTTGGCCCTTTGTGTCGTAGAACTTAGGTTGAAACTTGGAGTTAAACTTCAGGCTAATTTCGCCAGTTTCTTCGTCCTTGGTTACAGGAAGACGAACTTTACCCGCAGGCTGCTTACCATGCACCTCTTCAGACGCTTTGTTGATTTGAGCAAGAAACGGCTTTGCGTCTTCCGCAGACAGGACAAGCTCTGTCTTATACTTTGGCCTGTCCGAATCAAAAGCCGTGTCAGGCGTCACAAGATGCGGATACTTAGCTCGGCCCCGTGGTGAGCGATATTTAGGTTTTGTCATGTTGTATTTCCTCAGTTTTCAATTGAAATAAAAAGGGCCACCAATGGAAAGTGCAAAAACCATTGGTGGCCCAGTTCGGGAGTTGCTTGGTCCTAAAGCTCCCTTGGGACCAAGCGATATGTGAAGACCCATCCAGAGAAGGAGTAAAAACCGTCAGGGTCTTCGATAGTGTGTATTAACTCAACTGAAGCAGAACTCGCTGAACTTAACGCCGTGGATATTTAGACTTCCTTTTGGTGGTATTGGAGGAAGCTCTGTCGATGGATCGTTTAGTAGCTGCCTGATCTCATCCTCGAACTTCTGAAGCACACAATCGCCGTCATACATCTTCACGAAAGTATCACGCACAGTGTCAAAGAGATCCCACGTATCGCCGGAAATAGAGAAGCTGTCATGGACCATGAAAAAGTCCTCTGCTAACGGCTCGCCATCTCTGCCTTCCAAAAGCTGACAGATGGTTAAGTGCATGTGACTTGCATCCCCAGACCCATGCACAAAGTTCGGCGCAATTGCGTTCATTGACTTCTGCACATCAGCTTTTGGTTTCTCTATGCGAGATCCAACGCTAGTGCGCTTAGACGTATCCAACGCTCGGTCAAAAAGGAATATCTCTGTGCGCTTGTTCTTATCTTTCTTGCGATACTCTTGCACAATTGGAAACCCGCTTGGGGTACGCCAAACAATTGCCTTGTTTTCCTCAGACACGATTTTGGCAACACCCTGCAAATAGTCCATGGCCGCTGTCGTGTGCGGAAGTGTCTCTCGGATTGCCTCATAGCAGATTTGCCCCATGAACCTAGCAGCTTCGAATTGCTCACGATCTGTTGCACCAAACGGGTGAACTTTGATCGTCTTGTAGGCAACTTTGCGCTGTAAAGGCTTTAGGACATCTTCCATAAATTGCCCTGACATGCCGTTGGCCTTGGATCCATACCCGAAAGTCATCACAGATCTTTTACAGATTTTCCTGTCTACGCCGTAGTCAAGCCAAGCTTGCGCTAACTGTGCGTAAGTCCGGCTTTCATCCCAGTTCTCATTAAACGCCCTGTCATCTCTGGACATTGAATTTAGAGTTCCCGTCATCGCGCCAAGGATCTGCACAACTTCTTCAGCATTAAAACGGTAGATGTCTTGCATTTCCTCAGACGGCGTAAGGTTTACCAAGTGGCCTTCAGTTTCCGAAAGATTGATGCCGGAGTAATGCTGCACGCCTGAGTTCGTGCCGTCCAAACTGAGTGGCACGTAGCACACAAAGTCCTCGCCCTCGCGGCAGTACCTCGCGTATTCCAAGCAGGCGGCTAGGTAGCAGAAAGGCTTATCGGCTTGGGACCAATCGTCAAAGGTTTCCACGAAGTTCTCCGTCAGCGAGATGATCTTATCGTGGTTATCCTCAACCCATTTAACACGGGCTTGTAGTGGCTCCTTGCTGATCTTTCCAAAGTCACCGCAGTTTGCCAGATGCACCATTAACCAAAAGGCATTGTTACCATCTACCTTGTAGCCACGTTGGTAAGTAAACAGCGACTTGCACCAATCTTCCCGATGGTAGTTAAAGCTACAACAGAAATACAGGCGCGACCTAAAGTCTAAATTAACAGGCAGAAAGAACTGTTCGTGTTCCTTCAGTTCATGGGCTGTCGCAAGGTCTTGCTTCATAACTTGCACGCCACCTTTGACTTGACGCTCTAGCACGAAATGCCGCCTGATGTCTGCCTTGATTGCCGCTTTTAACTTCGGGTCAAGCTCCTCATGGTTGTCTGGTACACGCGGCCTGTCGGGTAGAACTTGGGTCGGGAACTTCTCTAAGACTTTCTTGTTATCCCATGCCCATTGGACCACTTCCAGCATAGGCCTGTTGATGCTCAACGGAGTCGCCTGAAGCGCGTTTACGGCACGGGCATACATGGGAACCCCAGACTTAAAGTCGTGCTCTATAGCCTTGCGCTGGGCCGCTGTGGCCTGCCTGACTAGCTTAATGCGGCTACTGAGTTTTGGGTCTTCATAACAGCCAGTATCAAACGCGGTCCAAGGCGCTGGTGCGGTCAACATTGGCTTAAACAGAGGGTTCATCCACGCCAACACCTCTTCCTGATCCTGTAGCTCGGCTTGCGCCTTTTCCGTAAACACGATCCTACTGATGCTGTTGTTCTTACTCTCGAACTCAGTGACTTTCTCAAAGATCTCGCAATGCTTTAAAACAGCGTTTAACACGGGTGCCGAATAGTGAATGCGGCGCGTCTTCATGCGCTGCAAACTCTTCTGGTCCGTGAACACACCAAAGTGTAGGCTTTTAAAGCCGTTCTTCATGGTAATGTTCCGCAGAGCTTTCAGCCTCACCTCTCTGCTAGAGTGTGCCTTTTCAACTTGCTTAATGATCCTCTTGTTGGTCTTTGCGTCCGCTTCCATTAGCTCAATTAAAAGTAACTCTTGCTCAATCATCTCACCCATTTTTAAGGTCAGCTTATTAAGCGTCCAGTCTTTAAGAACACCGTTAAAGGCACACAACAAACCTATGTAAGATAGGATCTTAGGGTCCAGCCTTGAGAGTGGATCAAGCCACATCGGTGGCCTTCCTTTTGCACACCTAGCTAGTCTCAGGTCTTCTGTAAGCCCCTCACT